TGGTGCAGTCGGACAAGCCGCTGCGGCGGCGACGGCCATTCCCGGCGTCGCGTCCGGTTTAGCGTCGGCCGCCCCAGGTCTCGCGGCAGCAGCGCCGTTTATCGCAGTCGGCGCCGCAATCGCAGCCGTTCCGGCGGCGGGCGCGTTGACGCTCCAAATGATCGCGGACCAGGCCCGCGGTCGAATCGGCGGCTTGTCGCCCGACGTGGCGCAGGCGAAATCAATCGCGTCCGTGCGACAGCTCGCGGCCGATCAAGCCACGGCGCGAATCCTGGGCGACGAAATTGCTGAGAACATCGACGTGCGCAGCCGGATCAGGGCAGCACGGCAGGGGCTTACGGCTCAGGCCGCTGAACCGCTGCTTCAGAACTTCAACGCCATCCTGGAAGTCCTGGCATTCATGTTGGAGAAAGCCAATCAGGTGGCGCAGGATAATCCCGGTGTCGTGTCTGGTGCGTCGCGGCTCGCGGCTCGGACTGCACTCAACGCGTTTTTTCCGGGCCTTGGCGACGCGTTTGATTTCTATTTGCCCATGCTGAGCAAGCTGCTCGGCGACAAGCCGCCCGATGTCAGCGGCAATCTGCTCATCGACCTCAAGCCGCTGCCGCTGCCGTATCCATTCAACGGGGCCGACGAAAGGCTGCCGACACCGCCCGCCATGATGCCAGGATTCTGAAAACTACTTACGAGGCAAGGCAAGATGCATCACCGCAAGAACTACAAGTGAAATAGCGTACGGAATTGTCGGGCAGCACAAACCGATGCTCAGCGTACCAATGATTGCCCCTACGAACCAATCACCTTGATTGTAGATACTTCCCGTTGACCTGTTGATGACGATAGTTCCCGAGTGTTGCAAATCGGGATCAAGGAAGTACGTGCCAAAAGACCATAGGGTAAGCACGGCCATGCCTGACAACCACAGTGCAGTAGCAGCGACTAGGAGCATGCGAACATTTGCACGCGAATTGTTCGCTCGAGTCCTATGGTACGGCGGTCTCTGTACCGGTGGGGGGACTGGCGGCGGAATAGGTATCTGGCTCATGTCGCCAGTCTAAATCGCATCGTCCTGAAAAGTCAAAATGGCCACGATCGTCAACACGAATCTCGCCGGCTTCACCGTGACCTACAACGGTGTCCAGTTTGGCGGTGCGGACGCGCCGGGAATCGTCGTGGGCAACAACGTATTTCGCAGCACGCCGCCCATGTACGGCTGGGAAAGCACGCCGCGGTACGACGAATCTCGCCGCGCCGTGATGGGCCTCGACATCACGCTCACCGTGCGAACGATCGTCTATGAATCAAGCGTGGCCGCGATGTCGGACAACATGGCGGCGCTGCGGAGAAAGCTGTCGGAACCCGGCAAGGCGCTGGCCATCGTCGGCCTGGGCAGCGGCTTCGGTAATATTGTCAGCCCGGCCGGCAACTATCTCGACCTCGACAACGGGCCCAAGCCTGGCAAGCTGTCGGCCGTGCCGCTGGGTCAACTGGCGTGGGAACTGGGCTGGACCATCTCGTTCTTCATCAGCGAGTGCGCCAGCGCGAGCACGGACTTGCTCGCGTTCCTGGCGTTCAATTTCACCAGTACCTGGGTCAACGACTTCGAGGGGCTTTGCACGCGGACGATTCAGGGCCATGTCGTCATTCCGCAAGTTCGAAACGCCGCGAGCCCCAAGGCAGTGCTGCACGTCGCCGAAGAAACGCGCGGCAACATCGTCGTCAGCGTGCCGCCGGGCTTCCGTCGTGTGCAAAACCTCTGGAACGAAACCATCGACAAGAGCCGGCTGAATTTCTCCATCGTGGATGAGCAACTTGAGGGGGACGTGCTGCCGCCGGGCATCGTGGAAGCCGATGGTTCATTTGGATTCTCGACAGGGGACGACAGCGGCGGGATGAGCAACGGCATCGCCACGATGACGATGAGTCTCAAGACGGCCCCGAATCAGCCGCGGAACTTAGCCGGGCAGTTATTCCTGGCCGCCGCACTGAGCAAGCAAGGCGAAATAACCGCCGGCATAGCTGCGGCTAAAGCAGCCGATCCGAGCCTCCCCGATGGCAGCGTTATCCCGATCCGACTGGCCATCGTGAACGGCAAGTTTGACCGTGCTCGCCACACTGAAGCGACGATCAGTTGGAAGGTCACACAATCGCTCAACAGCCTTTTGCTCGCCACTGGCATTTGGACGCCAATCGCGCCGAACAATGAGACGCAGTGGAAAGCCTCAATGGCCGCGTTGTGGGGCAACCGCGGCTTTAGCGGCATCGGCTCCAGCGCCGCCGAAGCGGTGATCATCGACGTGTGCGACAACCGCACGGCAGCCACGATCGGCGTCGTCGGTTCGAACCCAAACAACCCGGCCAACGCTTCGCTCCCGTCGCTCACGTGTCCGGACATCCCCGCCAATGGAGGCTGGCTGCACTATGACCTGGACATCCGCGTTCATCGCGAAGAACATCAGACCGAGCATCGGCGCGCCGCGGCTTACCTGCCTATCATCGGGCAAATCTTCGGGACCGATCCGCTCCTGAGCAATGACATCGACCTGCCAGTACCGGACGTTCAGCAATCCGCCAGCGATGAGCACCTGACCGAGTATCACGGATTCCCGACCACATTGGTTGCGCTGAACTTCGTCGGCCTGCGGTTCAAGAACAAACCGTTCATGCCGCAAGTCAAGACGATTGGCGGGCATCCAGCGATCCCAATTACATCGCCTACCGGTTCGCCAAAAATCGTCTTTGATGCCTTCGGCTGCCCGATTTGGCTACTCAAGAGCCAGGTCATTTACCGGGTGTCCGGCGTCGTGACCAAGATCAAGGCGACCGGCAGCTTGACTAGTGCCGCCGCCCCCGACGTTCCTATTGACCTGTAAACACCATGCACTACGCCACGCTCCAACTCAACACGCCGGCCGTCATCACGGTCCAAACCGCCGACGGCTCCGCCACGGCCCAGATCGACGTGTATCAAGCCCGGCGCATGCTCGAAGACGCCGGCCGCAAGCCGAGCGACGAAGCCAAATGGGCGCACGTGCTCGCCTACCTGGCCGACAAGCTAGGCGTGCCGCGCGAGGAACTGGCCGAGAGCAACGCGATCGAACTGAACGACGCGATCATCGCGCTTGTGCTCCGGCTCAACGGCGAGCGTCAAAAAAAAACCGAACAGATTGCCTGCTCGCTCACCTCTACCCCGGAATCCCGGCCGGCTACCGCGACTGGCCCCTAGAAGAAAAGGAATCCTGGCTGGCCAATGTGCCGGCTGTGCTGGCGTATGCCGATGAACAGCGGCGGCGATTGGACCCGCGGACCCCGGAAGGCATTTACAACCTCGTCCTGGCCCAGACCGGCAACACCGAACTGGCAGAGCAAGCCCTGACGCGAGCCAAGGAAGACCTGAAGCTGGCCCGGATGGAAGGCACACGGATATGAGTTGGTTCGACTACCTGCGATCGTTCAGCACGCGGCGCGAGAAGCTCAAGGAGCGCGTCGTGACCAGCGACCCCACGGCGGGCCTGCCGGCGCACGCGCCGCAGTTTTTCGGCAGCGAACTGCTCGTGAACCAACTTCCGCCGTATCACCTCGCCCATGGCCGGCTGATGCTCCGCAGCGACCCGCTGGTCCAGTTCGCGCTCAACGTTCGCAATGCCGCCCTGATGGTCGCCGAAGTCGAGATCACGGCCAAAGAGCCGGTCGTTCAGCAGTGGGTCCAAAAGCAGTGGGACGTGCTCTGGAACAAGCACCGCAACAAGATTCTGGCCACGAAGGCGTGGGGTTTCGGTCCGCTGCAAATCGTCTTCAAGGCCGGACCCGGCGGGCTCATCGAAATCGAGGACGTGAAGGATTTCGCGCCCGAGCGGACGAGAGCCGAGGAGTGCGGCGGCAAGGTGTGCGGGTTCAAGATTCAGGATCGCAAGCTGCGTTTCCCGCAGGGCCTCTGGCTCACCTTTAACAGCGAATACGGCTCGCCCTACGGCACGGGCTGCCTGCGGCGGCAATATCCGGCGTGGTTCGAAAAGTGGACCAATCACGGCGCGAAGAAACTTCTGCAACTGCGGATGTTGAAGGACGCCTATATCGGCGACATTTTTTGGTATCCGAAGGACCAGCTCGTCCAGATTCCAGACGGCTTTGGCGGCGTGAAAACTATGCCCTGGCGCGACCTGGTGCGCGAACTCGGCGAGAACCGGCTGAGCGGAGCGGCCCAGTTCCTGCCCAGCGTCTATGACGACAAGAACAACAAACTGCTCGACTACACGCCGCCGCAGGACGTGCCCGGCGGCTCGCAAATCTTCGAGTGGAACGAGCAGTGTGACGAAGGAATCCTGCGCGGGGCCGACGTGCCCATGGAGGTTGTGAAGGCCAGTGAGACCGGCAGCGGATACAGCGGCCGCTCGATTCCGTTCATGGTCGTGCTGTCGGTCTGTACGGGCGAGCTCACCGAATACATCCAATGCATCGAGCAGCAGGTGCTCAGGCCGGCGGCCTGGCTGAACTGGGGCGGCGATCCGCAGTTCGAAATCAAGCCAAAGTCGCTGGTGGAGTCGTTCGCGCAAGATGCCAGCGGCAGTCCGCTGGGCGGGGCCGCAATCGGCGGACAGCCGGGGCAGCGGCCGGAGCGACCATCGCCCCCGTCGCAACCTGGCATGCGCATGGGCTGGGTCGGCCACGACGGGCAAGTGACGCAATTTGACGAGGACAGTGATCGCTGGATCACGATCGGCGGCCGTGAGCAAGATGGTCGCAAGCACGTCGGGGGGTTCCCGGTGCAAATTGACCCCGACGGCCGGATCGTCAAAAGCGGAGGGCCGCAGGGGCTCGTCGGCAGGCACGTCTCCGAAGCTGGTGGCTACTTTGGACAAGAGCGGCGGCGTCAGGCTCGCGAACAGGAAGCCGCGGACTGGGGCGGCCGCAAGGGCTACAGCACGATCGTGGCCCGCCAGTCCGCACGCTGGAAGATCGACCCGGCGACCTATGAGAGCATCGCCGATCAGGTCTGGGCAGACCGGCTGCAGCAGCACGGCGAGCGGGAAGCAGCCAAGCAGTACGCCCGCAAGCGATTGAACCTCAACGCCGGCGATATCGAGCGGCTCGAGAATCAGGGCTTCGACCACGGCAGCGACCACAAGCGGATCAAGGGCCTGGACACGCTGGGCCGCGAAATGGCGTCGCTCTTCCCGGCGCTCGGCTGGGGCGAAGGTTACGGCAGCGGTGATGACCGCGACTATGGCGCCGACGTGTGGGAACTGGTTAAAGAGGGCAAGCAAACGCTGCCCAGCAAGACGAGCCGGGAATACCACGCCGCGGTCGATGAGCATCTGGCCGAGGAATGGGACCGGCATAAGCGGCGCAAGTCCACACTCGTGGACGATGAGCCGGTTGATGATTCGCAGTTTGGAGAGGACGGGCCGTTGCCGGGTGACGAGAAGATCGTCGATGGCAAGACGTACGTGTTTCGCGATCACCGGTGGCACATCGCGAACGACCAATCGGAACCGGAGTCCGAACCAGCCGACGCTAACATTAAAACCAGCGCCAGCCAGAGTCGTCCCCTGGAAAGGCTGCGCAATAAGCCACCGATCCCTGTTGCAGAAGTGATTCCACAGTTCCACGGCAATATCGGCGAAGCTCGAAAGTGGGCGATGGAGAACCTGCGCGGCAAACCGTATGTGAACAACGAAACCGGAATGTCGATTAGGGTCGCCCGACGTGCGATCGAAAAAGCAACGAGCGAGTCCGCGGTAGCCAAAAGCGGCACACCCAATCACTTGGAGGCGCTGACGGCACTGCCTGATCTCTTGGAGCGGGCCGTGCTTGCGGAATCACATGCGGACCGCGGTGACTCGCCCGACATCGGCAGCATGCACCGCTTTTATGCGCCACTGAGAGTTGGCAAAGACACCTACCGGGTCAAGCTGACCGTGAAAGAATACCGCCGCGAGGGCACGACGTTCTACACGCATGAACTGGCGGAAATAGAAGTGCCCGCAAGGAAGCTGGTACAGGACGCCGAAGGCGTTGCCCCTACCACACAAGCGGGCACTCACGTAAGTATATCGGACCTTCTGCGCGGGGCCAAGAACCAAAAAGGCGAACCGCTCATTCCTGAAGCCCCGACCCAGTTCGACGAAGCCGATCCAGTCGCCGAAGATGTCGCCACCACTGGTTCTCGCTCCGCTCGCCAGCGTATTCGCCGCGCTGCCAGTCGCATCCGGGCGCTAAAAAAAAACGCCCTGACGCCGCTGACTGAATTAGCGCAGATCGTCGAAGGCGAACTGCTCGCCTTGCACCGCGGTCTCTCTGCAGACCTCGCCGCGTCGATGCTCGGCGGTCATCTTGTCGGCGCTGCCGAAGCCTGGACCTCGCTGCCCGCTGCCTTCGCGCCGCCGCCGGCCGTCCCGTCACTGCCGCCTGCACCGCCCGCAGGGCCACCTTCACTGGCCGACATGCTGGGGCCGGACGAGCCGCCGCCCGCGGTGAGTTTTCCTGTGGTCGAAGACGCGCGAGACGTGCTCGCCGAGGCCCCTGTAGCTGTCCAGCCGGACTACCGGGCCACAGCCGAGGCGGTGAAACAGGGTGCGTTTGCAATCACGGGCGACTTGACCGAAGCGGCCGTGGCTGACGTGCGTGACATCCTCGTCGAGAATCTGGCCAAGGGCCCGGATCGCGAGTCGTTTATCGAAGCGGTCATAGAGCGACTCGGCGAAGGCGGCCCGCTATCAGAAGCCCGCGTCGAGACGATCTTTCGCACGAACGTTGCAACAGCGATCAGCGACGGCACTGAGAAGGCGCTCAAGAATCCGATAGTGGCCGACGCGTTTCCCTATCGGGCCTATTACTCGACCACGGATAACCGCGTCCGCAAGGAGCACCGCGCCCTCGAGAAACACGGCCTGGACGGCACGAATATCTACCGGGCTGACGATCCCGTATGGGCCATGTTCCGGCCGCCCTGGGCATTCAACTGTCGTTGCGCCTGGTCCCCGGTCTCCGTCGAGCAAGCCGCCCGCCGCGGTGTCCGCGAGGCGCAGGAGTGGCTAGAGCGTGCCAAGGCGATGGCGGCCGAGCTCGGCGGCAGCGAGTACCAGTATTTCGAACGTACGGCGCCGGCATCGCCCGCGTGGGTCGCGCCGCCGCCGTTTCAACCCGATCCGGAGTTTCAGCGCCAGTGACACCCGTCATCGAACTGAAGATCAGCATGAACCAGCAAGGCCAGATTCAGGTGAGCGGTCCCCTGGAAAACAAAATCGCCTGCTACGGCCTCTTGGAAGCGGCCAAGGAGACCATCGCGGCGTTCCACGCCAAAAAGGCGTCCGGTCCCACGATCGTCCCCGCATCGGCTGACACCCTGCAAAAACTCGGCAACTAACGCATGGCCAAGCGATTTACCACAGCCATCACGATCGGCGGGCAGCGCGTCGAGCACCCGCCCGCTGACATCGCGCAGACGCGGGCCTGGCGAAAGGCCAACTGCGTATTTTGCCCGCTCGGGCCGGCGCCGACGCGGGCCTGGTTTCTGATGCGCCGCAAGGCCCTGCTGGAACTCGACAAGGACGCCGCCCATGACATCGTGTGGCAGCATATCGAGGCGTCTCAGCCGGATTCATCAGACGCGACCACAACGACGCTGACATTCCGAGGACTTTACCTCGTCACCGCTGAGCGGCTTTATCACGGCGGCTTAGACGACGACAACGCCCTCTACCTGGTCGAGTTCGCTGATGGCCGCTATCTCGACTCCCAAAAGAGCGACAGCGGCGACGTCCGAATGAACCTGCGGAGCTATGCCCAGCAGGAAGATTTTCTAGAGGGGACAGGCAATCGCACTTGGGAAAATCTTGTAGCCGACTTATGGGGCAAGTGTGACCACTTAGGCAACTTCCCAGGCTTGCCGGCGGACATCCCGATTGACGATGGACCAGACGGTACCTGGCTCCTTGGATTGAATGCGTATGGCGCTCTCAATGCGGTTCTGGAGCACCTCGACTGCGCCATCGCTCACGACGTGCTGGCAGGCACTTACTCGATCGCGCAACTCGGCGAACTGCAAAACGTCGAGGACGACGAGCCGACACTGCAGTGGGACGGTCAGCCAGTAACGCCGGCGGCAGCGCGCATCGCCGAAAAGCTCGTGGTCTATTTCTACGAGCGCCGCCGCGGGCACGGTCAAGAGCGCGATGTTGATCTCGTCAACAACTGGGCGGCCACCAGTGGCGTTCACAGCATCGAAAAGACCACTGGCATCGATGGCAGCGACGGCACGCTGCCGCTGTGGGATCCGCTCTACGCGATCCTGGGTGAGAATGGCCAACTGGAAAACGAACCACTCCTTGACGACCGGGCCGACAATCGCGTGCAGCGCTACGCGGCGCGGATGACCGTGGCAGACGCCCATCGTATCCACGCGGGCTTGCGGACGTTGTGGAAGCCCGGCGGCTTCATCCGGGCCGTGCTGTGGCGGAATTGGGGCGACGGCGGCAGCAGTCCGCTTGGCGGCACGGTGACCGAATATGTGAGCGGCCCCTACCTTGTCCGCGGACTGAGAGATCAATCAGGGCCTGGTGGCTCATCGCTGTTTGAATTCGACAGCCGGCCCGAGTCCTTCTTGACGCTAGACCTGGCGCGCCACAGCTACCCGAACTATCCCCACGTCGCGCAGCTCGTCCAAATCAACCACACCGATGGCATTGTCGGCGGGCACTCTCAGCCCCCCAACGCGGACGGCTTGCATCTAGGACGAGTGCGGCGGTTCATCGACGGCTCGATGGCCGTGCTGGATGACTGCTGGATTTTGCTGGTCGATGACTTCGACCAGCGCCAGGGCCAGCTCACTGCCAAGCAAGGCGAGTTCTTTTACGCCCGCCTGTGCGGCGTCAGGACCTCACGCGAGATTCCCGCCGCCCAGCCGCGGCAACTCCCGCTGTATCTCGCCTACCGTGGAGAGCGCGGCGAGGACGAGATCATCGTCTTTGAGTTGGCGCAGGAACTCACGATCGGCAACGAAGCGCAGGCCACTATCTGCCAGCTTTCCGGCGGCAACTACATTGCCACGAACGCCACGGTCATTGTGCGCGATGCGTTTCAGACCGGCGCGGGAATGTGGGCGGGCAAGGTTGGCTATCGCGGCCTGGCACGCAAACGGTCGGACGAGAAATACGACATCCTCTACATGCAGCGCGAAGCGCTGTTCGTGAAGTTTCAGACCACTCAGGACCGCAGCCCACAATCGACAGCGATTCAAGGCCAAGTGGTCTTTCGCTTTCAGCACGGCGACCACGGTCCGAGCATTGGCGAAACGATCACGATCCAGGACGTTGAAAAACTGTTTCCGCGAGCGCTCAAGGGCGGCTACGGCTATGCAGTCTGGAATGATCTCGTGGGCATCTATACTTGCCTGACAGTTCAGCAGCAATGCCTTTTAGCCACGGCGCAGGTCAATATGCCCTATTCCGGCGTCGGGGCCGGCGGCATGGACGGCGAAGTCGGCGTGAACAACGTCACGATCAAGGACTTCACGCCAATCACTCCCTCGCCGTTCAACCTGGTCCCACAGCCGATTCCGCGCAACGCCTCAAATGTGTTCGGTCACAAAGGGCGCGACAACGATCAAGTGCTGCTCGCGTGGGACGAGTGGAGTGTTTCGTGGATCGTCATCGACGTGAGCAAGCATGAAGTAGCGCTGATCTTCGATCTGCGTGTGAAGCCGGACAAGACGAAACTGCAGGTAAAGGCCATCAAGGCTGCCATCGAGACGAATCTCGACCCGACGAAGCCCGCCCCAGATGGCGTTGACTGGACTGATAAGATTGACCTCAAGACCTGTTGATCGCGATGCCCGATTACATGCATGTAACGAGCGACGGCAAGCTGATTGTCGATGAGACCACGGGCAAACTGTTTGCCGGCGACACGTGCTGCTGTGGCATCTTCGCCATCGTGATCTGGAACTCGAACGCAGCGCGAGACGACAATTTCAAGGTCGTTTTGAACGGGACGGAACTGGGCACGATCAACAATAACGCCAGCGACTACACCGGGCGCATCTTTTCGCTCGACGCCGCGATCACGCCAGCCAATATCAGCGTTCAACAACCCAACGCCTTCGAACCCACGATCGTCTTTAATGCCGCCCTGCTGATCAACGGCACGAATACGCTGCGTATCGAGTCAATCCAGGACAACAACAACGGCAATTTTGGCGAAGTGCGGGTGGCCAAATGGATTCTGACCGGCGGCCAATATGCAATTCACGGCACGCCCTACGTCAGTGCCTCCTACAGCTTTGCAGATGGCGTTGGCAACGGCCAAGATTACACGTTCAGCTATCCGTAGGTCAGTCGGCGTCGGGTGGCTTCTTCCGCCCGGTCAGAGCCGCCTCTGCCTTGGGTCCGCCGATCCGCTGGATGGCCGTGTAGGCTTCTTCCCAGCGCCGCCCGTCGAGTTCCTTGACCAGCAGCGGAATCGCATCTTCGCCGCCGATGCGACCTAGCGCTAGGCAGATTAGGCCGTGGTCAAGTTCGGCCTCGGGCCGGCGCAATAGCGCCTTGAGCCGCGCCGCGTCACGCGTATCGGCCAGAAACACCAAATGCTCAAGGGCTCTGGTCCGCGTCCATTTCTCCGGCGCCAGCAGCATCAGATAGCACGCCTCCTTGAACTGCCGCATTTCGCTTTCGCTGAACGACTCGTCGGGCGGCGGTTCAAGTTGCCGGTTGTACGACCACTGATCGAGTTGAGCATAGATGCGGCGGCACGCACAGCGCTGGCTGTACTGAACTGCCGGCACGCGGTTATAGCGAGCGAAGGCGTCAAGCGTCCGCTGGGCAATGCCGACACGGTAATCAGCTTGGCCAGTCAGCGAGTAACCGCGCGGCGTGGCAGTGCAAGCGAGGCGGGCAAGTTCAATGAGAGTTTGGCCGTTGGGACTGCGCGTCCCGTCCGGCGCAAAGCGGGTATCGGTGGCGGGGAGGATCGCGGCGATGATCAGCAACGTGGTGGCCATGTCGGCCAGTGTAGCAACGCGGACGGCGGCTCTCCACTACGAGGCCAGCAAGCGAGCGAAGCGCGCACGCTCAATTACATACGGCGAGCCTTGTCGATCAGGCGTCCCCGCCAGCCAGCGAGAATTTTCGAAAACCACAACCGGTAGTAGGTCGCGCCCTGCCGACCCACAATATCTTGTGCAAGCTTGCTTTTCTCGGCGGTGGTGTTATCTTGTCCACCGAACCACCGAAGCGGCACAATCGTCAGCCGTGGAACCCGGCCCGCCGGCCCGTCAGTCCGGCGTCTTGTGAAGCGACTTGACCCGTCGCCTCTTGGAATCGTCCGGCAGGGATGCTGCCCGTCATTCCTCGTTGTCTGGGAGTCTGCAACTATGTCCCCGCTCGCCGTTGGTCGGTTCTACTCGTTCGATTATCCGGCCGCCAATTACGAAGGCGTTCGCGTCCGCCTCGAGCGCCGCCGTGTGAAAGTGCTGGAAGCTCGCGACACGTTCGCCCAGCCGCTGGAATTCGCCACGCTGATCGAAGACCCGCTGCTGATGCGCGGCCGCTGGCTGTACCGCTGCCTTGATCTCGACAAGGGCGAGGAGCGGAAGTTTTACGACCGCTCCATGTTCAGCATCCGCGAGATTGCCGAGCCGAAGTATGGCGGTGACGTCGAGCCGCCGCAGCTCATGGCCGTCGTGGATCCCGGTGCTCAGCGCGTTGTGGCTCGAGCCATGCCGCCAGCGACGGCCGAAGGATTTGCCCGCGGCTGGTCGCGTCGCCACGGCATGGCTTGCACGGTCATCGAACCGATCAACTTGCCCAGCGACGATCAAGTTCTTGAGCAATTGCGATAAGCTCGGCAGCTTCGTTCTCGGCGTAGATCGCTGTCGTGTTCAGGTCCGCGTGGCCCAGCCAGCGCTGTGCGGCCTGCTGGCCGATCGTCTGACTGATCTCGGTCGCGATTGCGTGACGGAGTTGGTTGGGGGTCCAGCAATGCGCGGCTCGCCATGCCGCCGCCTCCTCACGCAGCCGCTGTTGATCCTCTGGCTTGAGCTTCGGTGAAATGCGACGGAGATGCTTCGGCATGTCGAAAGCGATCTCGCAGGCCCGTGTGATCGCGCGGCGATACGTGTAGGTGTCGTAATGCTCGCGGACCTGGTCTCGCACTGCCCGGCCGGTCCGCCTTACTTCGGCGTCGCGTGGGCTGAATAGGTACGCCTCAAGATCGGTTCGCATGTACGGCAACAGGATCGTTTGCGCTGCCTGCGGGATCGCTTTAACCAGCGCCTGGCCGCGCCACGAATTCTTGTGCCTGGCCGGAGCGTAGAGCCAGACCGGCCCGCCCGTGCGCAGATCGCAGCCCCGCATGATCGTGACCTCCTCCGGCCGCATCCCGCACAGGTATTGGACCTGAGCCATCGCCGCGATCACGGGCGGTAGATGCGGCAGCACAGCTTTGACCGCGGCCTGACTGACCGGGCGGACGGGCTCAGTTTCCCTGGCCTCAGTGCGGCCGCGCTGCAGTCCGGCGACACACGACAGGCGATGGTAGAGTTCCGGCGGCAGGCGCTCGTTCGAACACAGCCAGCGGAAAAACCGCTTGACCCGTCCGACCTGGGCGTTGATGTGGTTGCGGGAGTAGCCGGCGGCGATGAGCGATTGCCGGTAGGTCATCAAGGCCCGCGGGCCAAACTCACGGGCCAGCATCGTCCCGAAATGCTTGGCCAGGGCCTTTAAAGCCTGGACGATGTTGCCGAATTCCTTGGTCCGCCTCCCGCTTTGGCAGTAGTACCCCTCGGCAAAGTCGAGATAGACCAGGACGGCTTCGCTGATCGTGATATCGAGGCCGGCGCCGCTGTCGGCCGGTGGCGTGTAGCCGCCAGCCAGGATTTGCGCCACGACCTCGCCGTACTTTTTGTGGGCCTCCGGACTGCCAGCCTTGCCCAAGTAGAGCCGCCGGGACCTCGTTGGAATGGAACGGTGCTCTACGAACGCCTGGCCATTCGGGTGAACACGGAATTTCGGAACGCGCGGAATCATGCCCTTAGCTCCTAAGCTGGCCGTGTCGCACGATACGGTGCGATACGGTTGGGACATGCCGCGCCGCGAATCAGTCGCGGGGACGCAAGTTGCTGTCGGCAAACGGGTTGTAACCAGTACCCCGGGCGCGATTCGAACGCGCGACCCCCGGTTTAGGAAACAGCGCTTTGGGCAGGTGTTCTCCGCGACTAACTTTTGGCGTGGCAATTGGTTATGGAAATCCGGCGAGTGGACAACTCGGCGCGGATGGACGCATGAGATTTCAGCGTTTTGCGAGGCACGATACGGGAAAACGTGTCGTCGTAAGGGCGTGATTCTTCACTCGCTCGGCGCGGAGGCGGAGTGTAAACTTGCGGCATGACCACAGCATCTTTCGCCCTGTTCGCCGTGCTGTATGTGGCTCTGCTTATTTGCTCGGCCCTGTACGGGTATCGCCGGGGTTTCCAGGACGGGCTTTCTGAATCGCATCGACGACGTCGGCCGGCAAATGGATTTGAACGGGGGCCTGCTCGCTGAATGTCTGGTAAGCGAGAAGGATCGCGCCGATCACGGCCAGCACTAGCATCCAGAATTGAACCGCCTCTTGCTGGTTGCTTGGAGCGAGGCGCCAGAGGGCGGAAAGCTCAGGCATTTGCAGATTGGCCTGCCTGGCGATTTCTTCCGCTGGAAGGTCGCTGCGCAGCGCGTGACGAGCGATCCCAAACACTTTCTCCAAGAAGTCCCTGTCGGCTGTCGAGTGCGGTGTGATAACCGTCGCGTCTTTAACCGACTCGTATTTGCCGTGCGGAACCGTGCCGTCGCTGTGGCATCTCGGGCAACCTTCGCGAACGCGGAAAACGCCACCAAGGATGTTGGCGGTTTGCGTGACAGGCGATTCGAAAAAGAAAACCGCCCTGCACTCAGGGTTGTCGCAGACCGCCGGAAGCATCATGCCCATCTGAGCTAACCCGCGTGCTGGGTTGGGGTTGTGGCGTCAATCTGGTAGTCCGATTTCCTTATTGCGTTTGATGCGCCGCATAAATTCCAAGGCATCGTCGGCGAATCCAAGGGCTTCGGACACGGCACGGTCGATTCGGTTAATGCCGTCGATTCGAACCTCGGGAACCTTCATGTCGCCCATGTCCTTTAGCACAGCCTCGAGCTGACCAACGGCGACCTGCAGAGCCTTTCGGCTCACTTCAATCTGCTCTCGCGTGCGTGTCCCGACACGACTAACGCGCCCGCGCTCTTCGCGTTTTCCTTGCTTCGGCATGTCACGTCCAGTGACGAAGTGTTGCGAATCTTCAAAAAAGTCTATGTCCGAAGTCGTGTCGTGTCAACGTGTTACGCCAAATAACAATAATATCTTCCTGGAACTATTGACTGTTTTCGGTACAGACGGTAATATCTCGCAACATGTCAGCCATCTTCACCGACCTCATCGAACTCTCGGAAGCCGCGAAGCTGCTGCCAAAGCGGCACGGCAAGAAGATCCACGTGAAGACGATCAAGCGGTGGATCGTGAAGGGCTGCCGGGGGATTCGGCTGGGCGGGCAGAAGATCGGCGACGTGTGGTTTACCTCCGCGGCCTGGCTGCGGCAGTTTCACGACGAATGCACGCGGCGGGCGTCACGCGAGAGCGAGTGCGACCGGCCGCCGGCTGTTGTTTCAGAAGCCGCTCGACGGGCTGAGCGGGAATTAGCACGGAGATTTGGATTCGATGCCACGGAAACGGACGCGGCAGCGCAAGTGCCTCACGTGCGCCAACAAGGCCACGCGGCGCGGACTGTGTGACGCCTGCTACGCGCAAGCCTATCGGGCGATGCGCAAGGGCGAGATTACGTTCGATGAGGCGGAAAAACAGGGAACCATTTTGCCGCGGCATCGCGGCGTGTGGGCGCAAAAGACTGGTCTGGCGAAGTAGGGCGACTTCGAGGCTCGGACGTTGGAAGGACCGTGTGATGCCAATCTGCGCGACACCGAAGATCGACCGTGAGTTTGCCGACCTCTGCCCGCCGCTCACACCCGAAGAGCGCAGCTTGCTCGAAGCCAGTATTGAGGCCGACGGCTGCCGCGATGCCCTCGTGGTGTGGAAGGAAAACGGGCTGCTGCTAGATGGGCATAATCGCATCGAGATTTGCGGCGTGCTCGGCAAGAGTTACCGGACTAAGGAATTGAGCCTGCCCGATCGCGCGGCCGCAGTCGAATGGATCATCGCCAACCAGCTTGGCCGCCGAAACGTGAGCGACGAACAAAAGTCCTACCTCCGCGGCAAGCGGTATCAGCATGAGAAGCGGAAGGACGGCGCACGAGGCCCGTCTAAAAAGCCGGGGCAAAATGTCCCAGCTTCAGACCGCACGTCTGCCAAGATCGCCGCCGAGACGCACGTCGATGAGAAAACGATCCGCCGAGACGCCGAGTTTGCCACGGCCGTCGATCGCCTCGCCGAAGTCTGCGGCAAAGAGGCTAAGGCCGCGATCCTTTCCGGCGAGTCGCCGCTGACCAAAAAGGCGGTGGTGGAAATGGCCGAGCTTCCAGCACGCGAGGCCAAGCGAGCGTTCAAGGAAGCGGTCAACGGCGAGCAGAAACGAGCCGACCCGCCCAAGTTCGACCTGGAAACATCGCTGGGCAAGATCTGCGATTCCGTGCGGCGACTCAAGGAGTTGGCCCCCAAGGGAGTCTGGCCGTTCATCGCCAGCGACTTGCATGGCCTTGCGGCGGAGTTTGAGTCATGAGCCAAGAGTGGACCAGCCAAGAGCGCGACATGACGCCCGTAACCTCCTTTTTGGAGAGCGAGCGGAATTCGCGGTTGGGTTGGAAAAAAGCCGTCGCCGAACTGGTGGATAACAGCTTTGATGCTTCCGCCAATCAGGTCACGCTCGACTTCGCCGCAAAACTGTTTTCAATCACGGACGATGGCCGCGGCGTTCGCGACCTGCAAGCGATCCTGCGAATGGGCGACCATCGGCGGCAGCGAAAGGATACGCTCGGCCGCTACGGAGTCGGCGCCAAGCAGGCGTTTCTCTGGGCCTGGGGCGAGACGCTCATTGCCACCAACTACGACGACAGTATTTGTCGTGCGCACGTGAAATGGGCCGAAGTCGAGCGCGACGGAAAGTGGCGATTCACCGAGCAGCGCTGCGAGGCCACGCCCGAGACGTGCGCGGCGTGCGGCATATCGGTCGGTCATGGCACGAAGATTACACTCCGCAATCACGAGCAAAAACTGCCCGCAGTCGATGACCTTGTAGAGTACCTGAGTTATCAGTTCTCCCCGGCAATTTCTCAAGGGCGGCAAATCCTCATCAACTTCAAGACGAAGCGGATTGTCGTGCCGGAGTTTCGGAAACCGGCCTTAGAGTTTCCGATTGACCGCCTATTGGAAGTCGAGGGGCGGCAACTTCGCGTGTGGGCTGGCGTCGTACCCTCTGGCCAGCCGAATCCAAAGCCGGGCTTCACGATCGTCCATCGTCACCGAGTTATTCGCGCCGGTGTTGCTGACGGATGCGGCGAGAACTTCTCGGACCGTTTCTTTGGCTGGGTCGAATTGATCGGCGACGGCTGGAAGCTGGCCGTGAATAAAGACGCGATCCATGAAACACAAGAGGACAGCCTGTATGCGGCACTCGAAGAGTGCTGCCGCGAGCAACTAAACCGAGCAACGCTTGAATCGCGAGACGTGGCGCTGTCGGGATTGGAAGCCAGCGTTTCCAAGGCCGTGACCGACTCGCTCTGCGAACAGAAGAAAAAACGCGCCAAACGCGACAGGACAAACAAAACGAAAAGCGGCACCGTGGCATCGCAGGACACTGACCGCGAGCATCGCGCGGCGACCGCGGTTCAGGACGGCGAGAAATCCATGCTGGGTCCGTGTCCTGACAAGATCGGCGGGGCCGTCCGCAAGATCGGCGACAAGGTAACGGTGCGATTCAGCGACTCTGGGACGGGCGAGTTGGCTGGCCGTGTAGATGCAAACGGCAAAGCGGTGGTCGTGACCCTGTACCTCACGCATCCGGCGGTGACGTTTGCCGTGAACACGAGCGGGACAGAGTTTCTATCGCTGCTGACGGCCAGCCTTGTAGCGATGTACGCGATGACTACTGACGCGAAAACCGGCCAGCGATTGCTGCCACTACCCGTCGAGGACCGTGGCATGACGGAACGTTTGTGGATTGCCCTGTCGGCCCTGACCAGTGGCATCGCACCGAAGGTCGAAGTGGAGAGCGGAGTTACTTGAACCACTTAGCCGGCTTGCCCCGCGATTCCTGGCGGGGCTGTAGATCGCTCACGGGGACAAGAGCGAGGTCGGCTGATTTACGAGGGAGTGACATGCGATGACCACGAACACCCGCAACGAACTGCTGGCCCTGCTGGACTGGTGGCCTGCCATGGTGCTGCTGGCGGTCGCGGTGTGGGCGGCGTGGTGGAGGTGACGAGACTTAGCAGAGGCCGTCCGCTCGTTGCGGCTGGCAACCGATTCCGCTGCTGAGTCCTTGGCTTGTAGGGGCTGGGAGCGGAATTGGTGATGCGGGGTGGAGTAATCGCGTAACTCGCCGGGCTCATAACCCGGAGACTGCCGGTTCGAGTCCGGCCCCCGCGAGTGGAACTCATGGAGTAGGAAGCCGGCACGACGCCGGGCCGAAGGGACATCGGAACCGCCGCGGCGCTCGGAGCAAAGCGGCGCGGTTCCGACCAATCAGGAGGACGAACTGATGTTGGTGCTCAGCAGGAAGCCGCGTGAGTCGATTCGGATCGAGACCGGGCGCGAGACGATCGTGGTCCACGTCAACCAGATCGCGGGCAGCCGAGCCGTCGTGGGCGTCGAGGCGCCGCAGCACGTGCGGATTGTCCGCAGCGAGATCGAGGACGAAGAGCAGGGCTCGCCCGTGGGCTGAATCATGTTGTTCAAAACCATTTGTGCCGCCGCGCTGCTGGTGGCCTGCCTCTGGCTGGCGGGCCTGGCGGAGCGGTGGAAGTAAGGAGGGATTCTGGATGCCACGCTATGAAAAAGCGCCCGCCGCAGTCGGGCAGATCGTCGAGCGGATGATGGATCGCTATCACCCGCAACTCCGTGATGCCAAGGTCACGATCGAATGCCTGCTGGCGTTCCCCACCACGGACAAAAACGGCGACAGTTCGGGGCCGGCACTGAAGCACGCCGGTTATCCCGTCGCGGCGCTGGTCAAGATCATCGGCCTGAAGGAACGCACCGCTGGACGCAGCGATGTCGAGATCGTCATCGACGGCGAGAAGTGGGACGAGCGGAGCGAGTTGGAGCGCGACGCCCTGATCGATCACGAGCTTGAGCATCTGGAACTCAAGACCGATAAGGACGGCGCCTTGGTGCGCGACGACCTGGAGCGGCCGCGGCTGAAGATCAGGAAGCACGACGTGCAAGTCGGCTGGTTCGACGCGATCGTGCGGCGCCACGGCCGGGCGTCTTACGAGTTCCAGCAGTGGGAAGAGATCAAGGCGGTCAACTACCAACAGCGGTGGCTGCCGTATTTGGACGAGCCGGATCAGACGCCGGTTAAGGCGGAACCGATTCTCGAAGCCAAACCAGTGAGCGTCGGGCCGAGCGAGCACGACGATCTCAAGATCGAAATCGAGACCGGTGGCCAGAAGGCCAAGACGACGCTCGGTGGCCTACGGAAAGCTGCTGGCCGGGCACTGAAAGAAGCCCGTGGCCGCAAGGCCGCGATGGCCGGCGCGTGAGGAACATCAGACCAATGCCCACAACCACTCTCACCCCGCGCCAAGCCGAAGTCCTGGCCGCGATCAAGCGGTTCCAGGACGAGCATGGCTACTGTCCGACGATCCGCGAGTTGGGCGAACTGCTCACGATCACGTCGTCAAACGGAGTCGCCAGTCACCTGCGAGCGCTGGAGAAAAAGGGCGCGCTGCGGCGGGTAGTTGTCAACGGCCGCAAGGTGGCGCGGGCGTGGAGCGTAGTGGACTGAGAGAGCGCACGAAAAAGCCCGCGTCTGATACACGCGGGCCAAGTCAACCCAAGCCTCAAAGAAAGGATCAACCGCAATGGAATCTACCGCAACAATGCCTGAGAAGCAATCCGATTTCGCCACCGAGGCCCGCCAGCGGCGCGCCCATAACCTGCGGCGCTGCCTGGATTGGATTTCCGAGCACGACGCTTGGGAGGACGTGCGCGATATCTATGTGCCGCTCTGGTCTGGGCGGGCCGCGATCGGATTCGACAGCCACGCTGCTCTCCGCCAGCATTTAGCGGGCCATGTCGCGATTCAATCGCGCGGCCCGCAAGGCGGTTCGTTCCTCGAAGTCGAGTGCGACGGCATCAAGTTCTGGGCCGTTGAAATCCAGGAGTCGCGGCCGGAGCCGCGGGAGGTCGTGCTGTGAGCGCCGCCACCAACGAGCGCGGTGTGTTCCTCGCCTCGCTGCCTCTTAAGGCGTTTTACTGCGGCAGCGAGGTCAGCTATCTCGTCGCCGAACTGGCCGAACTGGCTGGAGTTTCACCGCACGACGTGCTCGACAAGACGGCCAGCGTGGCGGAGCGGTGGGAAACCGACGGGCAAGACTGGGACACGCTGGCCGATGTGCTGGCTTGGCTGCGCGAGCCGGCGCATGGGCGGCACGCTGACGAGATTGAGATCGTGCTGCGGCGCGAGGGCCACCAAGAGCGGATGGTTGCTGCGCTGGGGATCAAGGAGGCACGCTCATGATTGAACTCGCTGTACCACGGTCGATTTCGATGATCCCCGGCACGGACTACTTCGCCGATCACTCGGCTGTGTCGCAGTCGATGCTCAAGGTGTTCGCGCGCCGCCGACGGCTCTACGAAGCGTATTACGTGACACACAGCCTGCCCGAGCCTTCCGAAACCGACCCGATGCGGAAGGGGACGGCGGTGCATACGGCGCTCTTAGAGCCGGAGCGTTTTGACGATTTGCTCGTTACGTTCCCGCCGGAAATTCTGGCCAAGAACGGGGCGGTGTCCACGGCCGAAGCGAAGGCGTTTCGCGAGCGGCATGAATCGGCCGGCAAGGTTGTGCTCAAGGAAGCCGACGCGGCCAATGTGCGGGCGATGGCGGAATCGGTGCGGCGGGTGTGCGGTCGCTGGCTGGACCTGCCGGCCATCAAGGAGCGCGCGATCTACTGGACCGACGACGTAACCGGCCTGCGGCTCAAGATGCGGCTCGACTGGTTGATCCGCCGACAGACCGCGATCGTGTTCGATCTAAAGACGACAGGCGACGCTAGTCCGGCTGCGTTTCGCAAACGGATCGAACAGAACGGCTACTGGATGCAGGATGCCCACTACCGCGAAGGCATCAAGCGCGAACTCGGCGCCGAGAAGGTCGAGTTCTATTTCATCGCCGTAGAGGACGAAGAGCCGCACGCTTGCGCGATCTACTCGCTTGACCCAGCCGCGCGAGCGCAAGCGGCGATTCGCCGGCGTTCCCTGCTGAATGAGCTGCACGTGTGCCTGCAAACCGGCGACTTCTCGGAGCGGTGGGAAAGCGAGATCACGCCACTGCCGCTCCGCGACTTCTGCTTCACGTCCGACCTGTAAACACCGGGAGATTCATGAGCCATGTCATCAGCCCTTGCCAATCCACAAAACCGGATTGCGGACTATTGCAACAAGATTGCCGCCGCCAATCCTTCCGAGGCGGTCCAAATAGCCCTGGCTGAAGCCGAACGGGCCAAGGCTGTCGCCGAACAGGCGCAAGCGGAATATCGCGCAATGGCCGAAGTCGAGTTTGACGCCAAGGGTCGGATCGTTAAGGCGAACCTCGCGGGTCTGTATCGACTGGCACAAGCCTACAGTGGCAGCCAGATCGTACCCGAACAATACCGCGGCAAGCCGAGCGATTGCTTTATCGCCTGCCAGATGGCGTTCCGCTTGGGCGTTGATCCGCTGGCCTACATGCAGGCCAGCTACATCGTTCACGGCAAGCCGGGCATCGAAGCGAAGTTGGCCGTCGCGATGCTCAACACGTCAGGCCGGATCAAGGGCCGGATCAGCTACAAGCTCGAAGGCACGATCAAGGACAAGACGCGGGCCTGCACCGCTTCAGCGATCGACGCCGAGACCGGCGAAGTGGTGAGCGCGACAGTGGATTGGGCGATGGTCGAAGCCGAAGGCTGGGCCAGTAAATCCGGCAGCAAGTGGAAGACGATGCCTGACGTGATGTTCCACTATCGCTCAGCCGTATTCCTGATCCGTCTTTACTACCCCGAAGTTCTCATGGGAATGCAGACGCGCGACGAGCTTGAAGACATGGGCGAGGCCGCGCCGCCAGCCCGGAACCTCGCCGAACTCACCGCCCGCATTGAAGGGCCGCAGGCCGGCAACGGACAACATGCCGAGCCAGAGGACGTGATTGACGGGAATGCCGATACCCACGACCGCCCCCAAACCTCCGACGCCCCCAACCACGACCTGGTGGACGGCGTGGAGATGGACCTCGCCGAAGCCACTACCGTCGGCAACTGTGAGGACGCAAAGTCAAAGTGGCTCAAGCACGCCAAGACGCCGGCGGATGAAACGATGGTCCGCGGCAAGTGTGATGCCAAGGCGAATGAGATTCGGGCGGCGCGCGGGGAGCGATCGAACAAGGGCTGATACTCAACCCCTGGAAGGGCCACGGCGGGATGGGCCGGCAGCCGGCTCTAGCACCTGCGGCCCTCTGGCAGCGAACGCCGGAAGCTGACCAGCGCGTAAGGTGCGGAACGCAGCGCACCCCAGGCGAAATCAGAGTTTTGGGAGGCACGCGACAACCGACCCTGATTGCCGAGTTGCGCAACCGCAAGGCCGCTACTTCAACCAATCGGGATGGATGCCAAATGGCCGCGGAAGCGTGACGTACGCCGCAGGGGAGAGACCCAGCGGGATTTTAGCTGATACACCCTGTGGGCCTGTGAAGCGAGAAATTCGCGGATGAATCGTGGAGGCCAAATACCCGAGGAAGCTGGCCGCGACTGGCAACCTTGTGCGGCTACGGCAAGCGTGGCTGACAGCAGCCAAAGGCTGATTGATCGGGGAGACCCGACGCTGCCCGGGCTTGTGCCGGCGGCGCGGCGGAGCAATGAGGCCGCGAAACCACGTCGTGCGAGGGGAAGCCTGAACCGACAGGCAGTGAATCGCACGCTCCTGCCCTACGGCGTCCGAGGCCGAGAGATAAGGCAGAAAGCTCGGGGGCGCGCCGGCGTCCAGAACCGTGGGATTATCTGGCGGGAATCCATAACCGCCAGACTCCCCGGCCGGCAATTTTTGAAAACAACCATGAAACCAGACGCCCACAAAACGATTGAGCAGTACCGCATCAAGTCCGGCAAGCTCGCCAGCGACGCGAGTTACGGCAACAACGGCGCGTTCATGCTGCCGCTGGCTGGTGGCAACGGCAACGGAGCGCTGCGGCTGTTAGATGCTGACGCGCGCACGCCTTCAACACGACTCGTGGCAGTCATCGTCAGCGACGAAGAGGACTGGGATCACGTGTCTGTGAGCCTGCCGACGCGCTGCCCGACCTGGGAGGAAATGTGCTTTATCAAGGACTTATTTTTTGAGCCGCATGAAGTCGTGATGCAGTTGCATCCGGCCAAAAGCGAGTACGTGAATCACCATCCGTTTTGCCTGCACCTGTGGCGACCGCAAAACAAACGCATTCCCGTGCCGCCGACGTGGATGGTTGGACCAAGGAGAGGAGCGGCAGTATGAACCTCGAATCTCTCCACGACTGGCTCTACGGCGCATGCCGCCTGGGCGACCCGGTCACGGTGCGCGATCTCATGGCGGAACTCGACGCGCTGCGGAAGGGTCCGAAGCCGAAGATGTGGGATGATTTGCCGAAGGACGGTATCAGCATGATCCAGGCGCTCGAGCGCCTCGCCCTGGCGGGCAAGGCGACCAAGGTGATCCATGAGGGTGAAGTGGCTTGGCGGTGGTGTGAGCCGCCGGTGAAGGTTCAGGCGCAGGGCGAGTTGTTTTAGGGAATCTGGCGGCAGGGAGAGGACGTGCTGATGGGTGCTAACAGCAAAATCGAGTGGACCGACCACACCGCATCACCCTGGTACGGGTGCGCTCACCGGGAATTCGAGGACGGCTCAACTCATCCTGGCTGCCAGAACTGTTATGCAGAAGCGATGAGCAGCCGCAACCCTCACACGCTTGGCGTATGGGGTACTGGCGGCGTGCGGGTCAAGTCAAAGTCGTTTATTGCCAACCTGCGGAAATGGAACCGCGAAGCGCAGGCGGCCGGCAAGGTCGTTAGCGTGTTTCCCTCGCTGTGCGATCCGTTTGAGGATCGGCCGGAGCTTGAACCGTGGCGGCAAGAAATGTTCGCCATGCTCGACGAATGCCAGTTTGTTCGGTTGCTGCTGCTGACGAAGCGGCCGGAGAACGTGCGGCGAATGTGGCCGCGATGCGAAGAGGATTACGAGGACGATGAAGGCATCGCACACGCGACCTATTATCGCCCGCACGTCTGGCTCGGCTGCTCAGTGTCGAACCAAGAGACGGCCGACCGACTGGTTCCCGAGCTGCTCAAGTGCCGCGACCTCGTGCCGGTCCTGTTCGTGTCAGCCGAGCCGCTGCTGGGGCCGATTAACCTACGGCTTGAATGCCCGGGCTGCGCCTTGTGTTGGGCGTCGAAGGATGGAGTGACGAAACTGGGGCAGTGCTACGAGGAGGGGGCTAGTATCGACTGGGTCATCGCCGGCGGCGAGAGCGGCCCCAAGGCGCGGCCTATGCACCCCGACTGGGCGCGGAGCCTCAGAGACCAGTGCCAGGCCGCTGGCGTGCCGTTCTTTTTTAAGCAGTGGGGAGAGTGGCTGCCGACTTCACTCCAAGACTGGACTCCCGATCAGATCACGAGTTTTGATGATGGCGTGCGTATGTGGCGCCACGGTTATTTGTCGCGCAAGTGGGAGCCGGAGCAAATGCGCAAACTCAACGGGCGGGAGTGGAGCGAGTTTCCACAGGTGGAGGCCGCCCATGCCTAGCACCGATTACCGCACGTTCTTGGCCCGCAAGAGCCAGTGCGTTGGCAATGACGGCTTTGATCCGGAGTTTATGCCGGACGCCGCGTTTGACTTCCAGCGGGAGTTGATCGGCTGGGCAGTGCGCAAGGGCCGCTGCGAGATCATGGCCGAATGCGGCTTGGGCAAGACGCTCATTGAGCTCGGCTGGGCTGAAAACGTCGTGCGGCAGACAGGCGGCAACGTGCTGATCATCGCGCCTCTGGCCGTCAGTCAGCAGACGCAGAGAGAAGCCGAAAAATTCAATATCGAGGCCCGCGTCTCGCGCGATGGCTCGGCCCCCTCTCAAATCACGATCACCAATTACGAACGGCTGCACTATTTCAACCCGGAAGATTTTGTCGGGGCCGTCGCCGACGAAGCGTCCGCGATCAAGGCATTCGACGGCAAGCGCCGCAAGCAAGTCACGCGGTTCATGTGCAAGATGCCGTACCGGCTCTTGGCCACAGCGACGCCGGCCCCGAACGACTTCATCGAACTAGGAACGGCGTCGGAGTGCCTGGGGATCATGACCCAATCCGACATGCTCGGTTATTTCTTCCGCGAAACGAAGGACATGCGGCACACGGTGTTTCGCGAGCACGACTTTTGGAACGACACCAAGTGGACGTTCAAGCCGCACTCGGAACGGCCGTTTTGGCGGTGGGTCGCAAGCTGGGGAAGGGCACTGCAAAAGCCTTCGGACATCGGCGACTTCGATGATTCGAAGTACGTCCTGCCGCAGCTCAAGTATCACTATCACGTAATAGAGAACCCTTACATTCCCAAGGGCGAACTATTCCCACGGCCGGCGATCACGCTCAATGAGCAGAAGGACGAGCGGAAGCGGACGATCAAAGAGCGATGCGCGAAGGTCGCGGAGCTGGTGGACCATGACCGGCCGGCCATCGTCTGGTGCCACCTGAACTACGAGGGCGACTTGCTTGAGAAGTTAATCCCC